AATTATTAAAATCAGTAAGCATCGGCTTTAAGGTAGAAAAGAAACCTCCCCCTTTGCCTCCGGCATCCAGAAAATTCGCCCCGATTCTTGAAATGGACGCCCCGATATTTGAGATAGCTGCGGTAAATGAAGATTCTCCCATGATCTTCGCCGCGCCGCCGATATTCTTCTCTATGGCGTCCAGAAACATCTGGGAGGAAATCTGCCCTTCGGATGCCATTTCTTTCACTTCTGCCGCTGTGATTCCGGCGGCTTCCGCCAACCACTGATAGATGGGAAGCCCCCTGTCTGCCAGTTGGTTCAGGTCATCCGTATATGCGATCTGTGAGGTCTGGACCTTATTGATGATGGATCCCATATCCGCCATAGACGCCCCGGCGATCGCGGCCGCATCCGCTGTCAGGGACAGATACCTGGTCAGCTCCTTCCCCGGCTGGATCCCGGCTGCGACCGCACTTGCTGCAGTTGTAGCAGCCGCATCCATTCCGTAAGAAGTACCCTTTACTGATTCCATAGCGGAGTTCATGATTTCTGTAACACTTTCCGCATCGTGCCCGAGACCTTTCAGCTTTGCTTTCGCGTCATCAATACCGGTCAGCCGGTTAAATCCTTTTACCAGTGTCAATCCGGTCAGCGCGCTTGTTGCTGTGATAGCCGGCTTCGTTATGCGTGAAGTAAGTTTATCCCCTACGTCTGTAAAGGTGTTGCCAATGCTATCCAGCTTTTTTGTGAAGCTCTGGACTTTTGCATAGAAAGAGTCCAGGGTCTTTTGGGCTGTAGAAAATGCTTTCTCGAAGCCACTGGAATCACCCGTAACCTTTGCACTCAATGTAAAATCTGCCATTTCAGCACCTCCTTATCGGAAGAAGATTGTTTGCCTTATAGATTGCATCCACCCATCCGGTTCCTTCCGTTTTTTCTACATCCCGAATGATTTTCAGGTTGTCGCGGATCACTTCCATATCCGCTTTTTTCACTTTCTTTTTGTTCCACAGCTTCAATGCCTTTTTCCTCTTCGGACGGTTTGCATTGAAATAAGCTGTAAAATCAGCATTGTACATGTTATAGCTGTCTGCCACCATCTTGCTTTCCCAGGCTTTCCGGATGAATGCAATTTCTCTCGGCGTCAGCGCGTCATAATCTGATCTGGAATATCCGAAATTCACAACAAAAAAAGCGAAGTCGATATCCTTTTGATACGGCTCCGCTATTTCCATATACTCCTGATCCGCTTCATCGCTGCTAAAGTATTCAAACTCGATCAGCCTTCTCGGAAGAAAAAAGGGCAGTCCCTTTCCAACGCCTCCAGGACAATCGCACACACATCCGGGTAGCCGTTGGATTCGATCAGGCTCTCCGCTATTTCCATCCCCTTCTTGGGATTCAGGAAAACATCCGCCCCATCCTCTTTGATCCCGTATGCGACATAGGTTTTCAAGGATGCCAGACTGAGCAGCCCGCGTGTACGCTGTAAGTCCGCCAGCGTCGGCATATTTGTTACTCCCTCAATCAGTTCAATCCGTTTCATGTTGTATTTCAAAACATAATTCTTTCCGCCATAAGTAATCATAAATGATCCCTGCCTCCTATTCCTGAATGGTTACTGTTGCAATACCGGCTTTTCTCGCTTTCTCCTCCGAAGTACACTCCACGATCAGAAGCCGTTCTCCTGACGCCGCTGCCAGTTCTGCTTCTCCGTCCCAGGTGTCCATACTCGTACAGTCATCATCATAAGACGGATATACAACGGCTGATCCCTTTGAATACCGGTAAGTGTTTCCGGCTTCCCTGGCCGGATTCACATATACCGCCGTATTTCCCGCGGAGCTCCCGGCAACAGAAACTACGGTCAACACATCGAGCACAGCATTCCCCGGCAGAGTATCTAACGCAGGTTTATTCGTAAGGAGATCCAGGAGAGCCCCCATGCCTTCCAGGGATAGGCTGTACGTCATGGCATCATCATAGGGAGCTTCCAGCGGATAGTCTGTGATGACTGCAAGGCCGCCGAACATCCCTCTTTTCCGTTTGCCATCGATCACCTTGATGCACACAGGTTCCGAATTTTCAAATGATTCCGACAAAATACTGTGCGCCTCGTCCCCAGGAACGTAAAGGCCGTCATTATCAATGCTCCACTCCTTCATACCCGCGATCTTTGATTTCCAGCCGCCAGCCGTATCCTTGCTGGTGATCTCGATGGAATCCGCGGAACGGTTGATCGTCAGCCCTTTTTGTCCCCCAATAGCGATCAGCTTGCTCCCATCCGCATTATAGACAGCAAGCAGGATGTCCTTCCCGGCCAGTGCCTTAGCCGCAGAACTTGAAAAATCGCAGTAAGCGCCGCCGTCAAATGCGTTATCCGCAAAAAGCTGTAATAAAAATCCATTGAATCTCATAACATCATCTCCTCCTAAATTTTACATTTGAATCCGTAGCAGATCATAAATTCATAAGCCAGAACTGCATGCTTTTCATTGGTCTCGTCTGTTTTGATCATCTGCACTCCATTATTGGTCTGCATGATCAGATCGAATCCTTCCGGAAGCTCAATATCCTCCGTCAGCGCCTCTTCCAGCTCCTGTATCAGACTGTAGATCCTTACAGAAGATTCGCCCGGTTCCGCAACCGCATGGATCCAGACTGTAAAGACATCCCGCCACATGGTCTTGGAATGGGCTGGACGTTTTCCAATAATCTCCGCAAAATAAAAAGGACTTGGCGCATTTTTCGTTACGGCGTCATAGCACTTCGTCCCTGTATGATCCTCTATTTTCTTCTGGATGGCAGATATCAGATCCGTCAGTCCTATCTGTTTATACATAACTTACCCTTTCTTTATCGCATTTTTCAAATCCTGATAATAGATGAATGCCTGTGAATCCACGTTTGCTTTCAGGAAGTGCTTGCCGGAAACCCAGCCCCCGTCAATTGTACGGTGTCCGTATTCCACATGGGGCGCATAATCCACCGTATAGCCCATCTCGTCCCCGTAGATACCGGAAGATTTCCGCAGTTCTCCTGTATCAATGGGCGTCCCGCCGTTTCTCGCAGCATTGAGTAATTCCGTGACATTCTTCTTGACAACCGCGTTAAAACGCACTTCATTCACGGATTGAAGCGCCCTTGCCAGGCGATCTATATCGACTTTGTTTAATTCTATTTTTACCAGGCCCATTTCATCATCCCTTATAAATCCTCACCTGAATCGCTGTGTACCTTGGACTCAGGTCTATGACCTTCGTGATTTCCTGTACACGGCCGTCAATTTCTGCTTTCTGGCATTCCGGAAACATAGAAAAAGGAATCGGGATCAGAAATCGCTGTTCGTTCCGGGTCACCTCCCGGCCTTCCAGGGCAATCTGTTCATCCGTCCAGGGCGTGACACGGGCCCTCGTCTCTTTTACTGCCTCATAGTCATACTGTGGGTTATGAAGCGCGTCCTCTCCGGTCTGCTTTTTTGCCAAAAGCCTGCATGTTTTCCAGATCACAGAAACCTCACCACCTTGCCAGAGCCTCCCACATTCGCCTGCTGTGTTTTCCAGTCTCCGATCTCCTGAGCATATTCGGAAAGCACATCATCTACAAAGGTCGTACTGATATTCGCCGCCCCTTCGCTTGATATTCCCTCATAATAGGTACGGCGGTACATTTTCACCACAGCATCTACGCAGATCGACTCAAACAGATTCGGCAGCGCCCCAACACCCAGCCGCAGGCAAAGCCGGTCAGATATGGTACTGATATACTCCTCCAGAACTTCATCCTTTAGCATTGCGTCCGGAATCCGTTTTTTCACTCTTTCCAGCATTTCCATAAACTGCACCTCGCTTTTAGCCCTGCTTCTTTCTGGAAGTACGTTTCTTCACAGGCTGCTCCACATTTTCGATTAATGGGACGCCCTGTCTGTTTTCCCTCCCGGAAAGCTCTTTGATACGTTCCTCCGTAACTTCCACCCCATCACGTGGAAAGGCTTCTCCAACGTGATAAGGGTGGTCTCCATCCTGCAGATCCGTAAAGAATTTAACCACCCTGTACATCATTCTCCTCCTATGCTCCTGTGCCGTTTCCGATCGTACCGATAAATACACCATCCTCAAACTCAGGGAAAAACTTCACGCAGGACATCAGAAGGGTGTCCACGCTTGCATCCCTGGAATTGATAGAATGGGTCATTCCGACCAGCCCCGTAGAATCAGCCATCAGCGCAAATGTCTGCGCCACATCACCGGACATCGGCACATATGCCCCACGCATATTTTCCTTGGCCGTAGCGATCGGATTTTTCGCCGTTACCTGTGGAGAGATGATCGCAGTCCCTAAGCCCAGGAAATTTTCGATATAAGTGAACCCGAACGCCGTCTGCATCGTGATCTGAGCAGTCCCCAGATAGTCAGCCACATCCTGCTGGTTGATGAAATATACGGGTGTTACGTCCTCATCCTCATAGTATTCCTGTAATTTTGCCCACAGGTTAGCTAAAACAGCCTGCAGGGTTGCCCCGGTCACCGTTCCGGATCCCTTTTTCAGAGCTGCATATAAGGACTTCTTGGTCTCTTTCTGCACCTTTCCTACCAGCTTCTCATCACTCTGGTTGATTGCGATATCCCTGCCGAATTTCTGGATCGTCT